CCAGGACCACAAGAAGGTCAAGCTCCAGCAGGTGCTAACGTACAAGACACAACTGGCTCAGGTGGAGCACAGATGGGTACAGGTACAGCACCACAACCAGGCGAACAAGGATTTAGTGGGAACGTAGGCTAATGTCAGGTATCTCTCGTATGATAGCTAAGCAGCTAAGCGCATCGCTTGGCATCACTGACAACCCCAAGTACAACCCTATGTTTAAACAAACAGAAGAGGTACTGACGGATGTAGCTGATCCTAGTGACCCTACAGTGGCACGATTCTATAGCCCACTAGAGAGTGCTATTGACGAAGCACCTATTGGTAAAGAGGGTACACGTGGTGAGAACATCGAAGCGTTTGTACGTAAACGTGCACCTAAAGTCACACAAGCTGAGATGGAGTATCGTGGGTTAGGACTAGAGCCTGGTGAGTTATACACAGCTGAGACAGCTAAAGAAGGTCTAGGTGCGTTAGAGATTAAGGCTGTAGATTTAGTTAAGATAGACCCTAAAGAAAGAGGCGCTTATAGGTTTAATCAAAGAATAAATAACATAGAAGACTATCCAACAGACTATGTAGAACTTGGCTTAACAGCAAAAGGGTCAACAGAAGGTAAGCTTCCTGGTTTAAAAAGTATGGATCACTATAGAGAAGAGGATATAGTACCATACTCAGATACCGTTCTTGCACACACTAGATATTCTGTGAGAGTTCCTGAAAATAACAAAAAATACATATTAATTGAAGAACTACAGTCAGATAGTGTTCAAGGTATAGTAGATGATCCTGCTAAGCTGTACCAAAAGGCAAAAGAAGATTACAATAAACTAGTAGACAGTCAGCTTGATGATGTAGAAAATGAAGGTTTTGCTTTTGATGTAGATATGTCTGATTATGTATCAACTATGAAAAATGTATACAGAGAATTAGAGACTATAGTAAGTACAAGCGATAACGTGACCGATGACATTATTGAACTAGGAAAGAAGAATGGTATAACACATCCTCCTGCATTTATCGTTAGAAGAAGTCCTATCTCAATAGTAGATATGATACACGATAAAAAAATAACTGAAGCATTCGATCCTGATCTTGAGCCTGAATTAGAAAGTTTTGTATCAAGTGTAAGAACTTTATTAGAGAGCAACCTAGATAAGCCAGTACTAAGTAAAAAACAAAAGATTACAGCTAAGCAAACACCTGTAACTAAAACTACAGAGTATGTGCGTATGTTGATACAATCTGTAATTGTTGACGCTAAAAATAAAGGCATTGATGAAATAGTAATACCTCCTTTACAGGCTATACTTGATCAGCCTGATCGCACTGTAGCAAACACCGCACCATTTAAAGCCACTTATGTGGATGCTGTTAATAAAGTACTAAAAGGACTAAAAGCTGAGCTAGGTAATCAAGTAAGCATAGGTAAAAAACAATTACCATACAGAACTAATGAGTTAGAAAATAAAACGTATGATGCTAAAGTGATAGACATTTCTAACTTGACTATTGATCCAACAAATATTAAACTACGCTTCAACAAAGGTGGATTAGTAGAGAGACCAACTAAATGAGTTTAGGCGCACTAAAGAAGATCACAAATGACAAGCCTCTATGGGATGCTTACGTAGAATACCTAGATAGTAAGATCAGCGCAGCGCACATCCGTATAGAGCAAAGCAATGACGCAGAGGCAATGTATCGCATACAAGGCGAGATAGCTGCACTACGTAGATTAAAACTTATGAGGGAAGAAGTTAATGGACACAGCTAAGCAAATGCAGATGGCCTTTATGATGGAGGAAGGTGGTCTTACTGATGATGGGACTACTATGGACCCTGTAAGCGGTAACGAAGTGCCTCCTGGCTCTATGGCTGAAGAAGTACGTGATGATGTCCCAGCGCAACTAAGTGAAGGTGAATATGTTGTACCTGCTGACGTAGTGCGTTTCTATGGTGTTAAATTCTTTGAAGACCTACGTAGTGAAGCCAAGCGTGGCTTGATGGATATGGAAGCGAATGGACGTATCGGTGGTGAGCCTGTAGCTCAAACTATTGATAACCAAACTGGTGGCGAACTAACCCCTGAAGAGTTAGCCGCATTGGAGCAGATCACGGGTATGGCTGTGGGCGGTATGGTTCAACCTACACAAAGCACTAACCCGTATCTGCAACAACAACAGATGTACCAGAACCCAGCGCCTGTAGCTATGGGTAATACGGGACAGTATAACAAGGGTGGTCAGGTACTTTATGCTGCTCCTGGTACAGATGTTAGCACAGGTACAGGTATAACAAACCCTGTCACAAATCAAGAAGCAAACATTGACCCTTACACACAACAATTCCAAACGCAGCAAGGCTCTATGTTCTCTCCTGGTTACTTGATTGATCAGCAGTTAGGTACTAATGTTCAAAATGTTACTTTATATGGACCTGCTGGAGAAGTAGAGATGGTTACTTTACCTGCACAACAAGCTCGTTATGATGAGCTTATTGAGTTAGGTTATACAACTACACCAGTGCAAACTACTACAGAGACAGCAGTAGGAGTTGAGCCAGCGTCTGATGAAGGTGAACCTACTAAAACACAGACAACTCCAGAGCCTCTTGACGTATCTAAGATCAAGTCAGAAGACTTAGCTAAAACAGCTAAAGGTCTATCCACTATGACTACTATTGCTACAGCGCTTGCCTCAACAGCGGGGCTTCCTGTAGCTGCCTTTATTAATACGACAGCGGTAGCTCAGTACAATGACATCATTGACCGTATGAATGCTGAAGGTATTAATGATGAAGGGCTAAAAAAGAAAGGCTCTATTTTCGGTGGCGAGTCTGGTATATTTGAGAACTTAAAAGATACAGGCGGTAAGCTTGATAAAGACGGTAACGTAATAGGTGACGGTAAGGTAAGCTTTGGTGATACTTGGTTAGGTGACCTACTAGGATTTGACGGTAAGGCTGGCGTACAAGGTGATAACCTACGTAATTCATTCGGTGGTTCTCGTCGTACAGGCGGCGGTGATGATGATACACCTAAAACAACACCTGGAGGCTCTAACAAGGATAAAGACACACCTCCCTCCGTTGATACCAGTATAACTGACACCTCTTCTGCTGCAGGAGTCGCAGAGGCATCAGGTATGACAGGCGGTGCAGCTTTAGATGAAAAGTACGGAATCTCAGGACTTAACCAAGGTGGTATGGTCAAACGCCCAAGTAAGAAAAAGAAGAAATAGTAACACTACAATACTATCCATATAACTATAAGGCTACCCAGCGCAATGCTGGCCCCAACATAAGGAGAAACAAATGCCTGAAGTAGAAGAGCAAATTAAGGTGGACTCACCTGCACACTCACGAAATGCAGCACGTATTCAGCGTGACGAGCAAGAACTCAAGGAACTAATGAAGCAGGCTGGAATAAGCCAAGAAGAAGATGAAACGCAGGAAGAAGCCTCCGATAGTGAACCCGATAGCCAAAGAGTTGAGAACACCTCAGTTCAGGATGAGGGTGTACGCGAACAAGAAGCGAAAGAGCCAGTTAAAGCCGAAACACAAGAAGCGGATGACACTGAGCTAAGCGCTGAAGAGAAAACCTTTAAGCAACGCTACTCTGATATTCGTCGGCATATGCAAGACAAAGAGCAAGAGTGGAAAGTAAAGTTTGAGAAGCTACAATCTCAACTAGAAAAAGCCACAAAGAATGAGCTTGTACTACCTAAGACAGAGAAAGACATTGAAGCTTGGGCTAAGAAGTATCCTGATGTAGCTGGTATCGTAGAAGCTATTGCAGATCGTAAAGCTGAAGAACGTGCATCTGACATTGATAAGCGTTTGAAAGAGATCGAAGAGTTACGTATAGATGCTAAACGTCAACGTGCAGAAGCTGAGCTACTACAGCTGCACCCTGACTTTGAAGACATTCGTAATGATGATGCTTTCCACGAATGGGCAGAATCACAGCCTAAAGTATACCAAGATGCTTTGTATGAAAACGCAGAAGATGTACAATCTGTAGCACGTGTTATTGATATGTATAAATTAGATAAAGGTATTAAGAGTACCTCTAAGTCTACATCTAGCGATAAAGGTGCTGCCTCTTCAGTACGTACTAAACGTAGCACACAAATTCAAGAAGACGATGCATCTACCTATCTAAGTGAATCTCAGGTAGCTAAGATGTCAATCAAAGAGTATGAGAAGCGTCAGAAAGAAATCCTAGACGCACAACGCTCAGGTAAATTTATTTATGATGTAACAAAGTAATGCTTGACATTCTTGTTAACATAAGTAAAACTATAGTATATACACCCAAATAGTGTGTATGCTTTAATTAGCACTAGCCACACAAAGAACTACCCAGACATATAGGCCCAGCGCTCTACTAAGATAGGCCAATCTGATTGAGCTAAGCTGACTACCCTATTATGAATGGCCTCTTTAGTGGATATGTAGTGTACCAATATCACGCCATATCTATAAGGAGATTTTAACTATGGCTATTACTTCCGCATCGGGTGGATTTACAGGTACCAACTGGTCCCCAATTATCTACTCCAAACAGGCACAGATTGCTCTACGTAAATCTGCTGTCACAAACGCAATCACAAACAACTCTTACTTCGGTGAGATCGCCAACCAAGGTGATGTGGTTCGCATCCAAAAAGAACCAGATGTAACTGTTAACGCACTAGAGCGTCACACAGGTATTTCTGTAGAGAAGCTTGCAAACGAAGACTTCTCATTGACAATCGACAAAGCTAACTACTTCGCATTCAAAATGGATGACATCGAAGATCAGTTCGCAAACGTTGATTACGTTAGCCTAGCTGCTGATCGTGCAGCATATAAAATGGCTGACGCGATGGACGCAGACGTATTGTCTTACCTATCAGGTTACACAACTGCAGGTGCTGCAATCACAACTACATCAGGTGATGCACAGCACGACACACCAGGTAACCTAACAGGTGAATGGCTAACAGCTAACCACTTGGATGCTACAGACTTCTCTAGCTTGACTATTTCAGGTTCAGCTACAGCAGGGGATTCTATCCCACTAGCACCACGTCTACCAGGCGCAACTGCGTTGTCAGCAACAACTGTATCACCTTTGTCAGTCGTAGCTCGTATGGCTCGTCAGATGGATACAGCAAACGTTGACTCACGTGGACGTTGGATGGTAGTTGACCCCGTATTTGTCGAAATGCTAAAAGACGAAGACTCACGTCTATTGCAAGCCGATTGGGGTGGCTCTGGCCTAATGAATGGTTTGGTTATGAACAACCTACACGGCTTCCGTGTTTACGTTTCAAACAACCTACCAGCAGCAGGTACAGGCGCAGGTACTTCAGGTACATCTGCACAGTCAACTAACTACGGTGTTATCGTTGCAGGTCAGGAAGAAGCAGTAGCTTCAGCGGAGCAAATCAACAAAGTTGAGAACTACCGTGACCCTGATTCATTCGCAGACATCGTTCGTGGTATGCATTTGTATGGTCGCAAGATTCTTCGCCCAGAAGCTCTTGTGTCTGCAGTATACAACGCTGCGTAGTAACGTATAGACTATTGGGCTGGCTTTCTATAAGCTGGCCCTTTAGCACATCTAACGGTAGGATAACTCTATGGCTACTTATGTCGCACTAGTAAATGAATTGTTAAGACGGTTAAATGAAGTCACGCTAGATACAGGCGGTGCTGACTTTGCTTCTGTACGTAATGTTCAAGCTCTAGCTAAAGATGCAATCAACAGTAGCATTAGACTTATTCTTCAGACAGGCCAAGAATGGCCTTTCCTTAAAACTACTTACACACAAACTCTTACAGTAGGCACACGTGAGTATAGCTTTCCCTCAGACTACTCTAGTGCAGACTGGGATACGTTCTATTTAAAGAAGCTAACCTCTCAAGGCAACAGTCCTATGCGACTAAAGGCTATGTCTTACGAAGAGTATATACAGAATGTTCGTGCTTCTGATGATGAAGGTGATACTGTGAACGGTGATGGCCCTCCTGTTAGGGTGTATCAAACACTAGGTGAGTCTTTTGGAGTAACACCTACGCCTAACGCAGCGTATGAGATTGAGTATACATACTGGTCTTACCCTGCTGATATGACTCTATATGATGACGTAGCAGTTATACCTGACCGTTTTAAACACGTAATTATTGATGGTGCTATGATGTTTATGATGCGCTTCCGTAGTAACGAACAGAGTGCAGCTATGCATCAGAACAACTTTGATGATGGTATTAAGTCTATGCGTCGAGTACTTATGGATGATCCTCTAGCTGTACGTTCAACTGTTATTGCAAGATCAAATACAAGCTCCTTTACTGGCGGTGTATAATGGCTGACAATCTCGCCTCGTTCAAAGTATTCTGCCAGGGCGGTCTAAACACTAGCCGTGACGTGCTGTCACAGGGTGAGACTCAACCTGGTTCCGCTATTAGTCTAGTGAACTATGAACCTTCTGTTACAGGCGGCTACAGAAAGATTAGTGGTTTTGTTAATGACTATGGTACTGTTCCTGGCACTGATGAAGTATTAGGTGTTTGTGTAGCTAATGGTATTAATGATGGTATCCTAGCCTGCCGTACACCTTCTAGTGGTAATAACTACCTACACTATTGGGATAACACTACAGAGGCTTGGGTTGCAGCGTCTGTAACTGGCGCTCCAACAATGACAGGCGTAACTAAGGTACGCTTTACCAAGTATAACTGGACTGAACCTAGAGTAATACTTACTGATGGGGTAAACCCTGCAGCTACCTATAGCGGTACATCTTATCTTCAAATCACTCACGCTAATGCTCCCAGCGCTCCAAAGTTTTCTCACGTATTTAAAAACCATTTATTTTTAGCTGGAGATACCTCTTCTTCTACCGAGTTATATTTTAGCGCCCCTTACAATGAAAGTGATTTTGACCCAGCGTCAGGGGCAGGCTCTATTAACGTAGGCTTTCCTATTGTAGCTGTAAAGTCTTTTCGTGATGTGCTTTACATCTTTGGTACAAACAATATTCGTAAGCTTGTTGGCAACAATATATCAGACTTTGTACTACAAGAAGTTACAGACGATCTAGGTTGTATGGCAACTGACAGCGTTATTGAAATTGGTGGTGACTTATTATTCTTATCACAAGATGGTCTACGTCCTATTAGTGGTACAGATAAAATTGGTGACGTTAACCTAGAGACAGTATCAAAAGACATTCAGTCTATCTTCACTGACATTGTATTTGATATTGATCTTGAAGGATTAAACGCAGTTGTCATTAGACAAAAAACACAGTTTAGGTTTTTCTTTGCTGCTGCAGATACTCAAGGTATACTTGGAGGGTTTAGGCAGACACCTAACGGTCTTCAGTTTGAGTACAGTCAAATGCTTGGCATACAAGCTACTTGTGCTGACAGTGGGTACATAGGTCAATATGAATATGTAATACACGGAGATGAAACAGGTAAAGTACACAGACAAGAGCAAGGATATAGCTTTAATGGCGAAGACATATTTAGTCTTTTCCAAACTCCTTTCTTTCATATGCAAGACCCAGAACAGCGTAAAGTGTTCTACAACGTAGCTACGTATATGAGATCAGAAGGAGATAACGAAATCTTTATGTCTGCTATTTATGACTATGAAGATTTTAACACGCTTAACCCTACAAACTTTACCTTGACTACAGAGGGTGCTGCCGCTTATTATAGTGAAGCTATATATAATTCTACAGCTATATATGACGGTAATCCATCCCCTGTGCAAAGGACTAACATTTCTGGTTCAGGTAAGTCGGCCTCTTTTAAGTTTGTGACAAGTGACTCTAATGCCTCTCACAGTATTCAGGGTTTAGTAATTACCTTCGGGGTAGGAGACAGGTTGTAAAATGACAGGATATACAAGAACAAATCCATCTGATATTATCGCAAATGCGGTCATTAAAGCGGGGCCATTAAGTGCAGAACTTAATGCGATACGTGATG